TCGAAGGTACAACGTGCATAAATGGATATTCGGTAAACTTTTCAAGGTCTGCCGTGTCAATCTGACCATGTGAAAAGGTCTTAAGAATAAAGTGTCCAGAGGCAAATGCCTTGAATCTATCTATAAGTGCGTTGTAGCTTTGTACGTTCGACATAATTGTAGTCTATTAGGTAAGTCATATATGTAAATATCTCCCACGCGCTTTTTTCCGTAATTGAATCTAATTTAGTTATGTCACGTCCGCATGCTTCCATGAAAAGGTGATACCAACCGTACCTTCCAAGCACCTGATTCAATCCTTCTCTGTCTTCAATTGCTCCGTCAGTTCCTGTGTCAACTTCTGTACTTCCTTCTCCAAATAGTCGAGCGAAGTGTTGCTTAGTTCGTTGAGCAAAGTCGAAAAAAAAAGCATCGCACCGTTGAATTGTTCGAGCGTCATCTGCTCAACGTACCCTTGAACAAGTTCTCGGTTTTGTTTGCTGTGTGGGACGATTGTGTACTTCGAACCCACGCGCTTGTCTATTGGTCTGTAAAGCGTTCCCATTATCTTGACCATGTTCTCACCTACATTTGCAGCCCACGTTGAAATATCAGCGTACTCACCCATTGAGATAGAATAAAGGTCAGGGATAAAACCGAAGTCCTTGTCTTTGATAGTTATCGTTTCAAAGAACTTTGCTGATTCGTTCAATAGTGTTTCTTCAAATGCTGCGACTAATGTCGGCAAGTGTTGGAAAGGAATCTGTTCCGCCTGTTCTTTCAGTAGGTTACTGATGCTAACCAACTTATCGATGTCGTTCTTCGCGCTGTGGTAGTCAACGTATTGCTTGACGCTAATCGAAGAATAGTCAGCTGGTATACTTACTTTGATGCTCATTTATCCGTATTTATTCGTTTAAGATCCGCAATAAAGACAACCTTCGTCGTCGTCGTCTATCGTGTTTGCTTCGTTGTATATGCGTATCGCTTCCATTTCAACCTGCTCTTTTGTCCACGTTGGATTGAACACGCATATCTGTGATTTGAGAAAGTTTAATTTGTTTTCGCTCATTTTATTAATTGTTCAATGTTTATTTCGTGATGACTAAGTAATGCGCGAAAGTATTCGAATACTTCTTCAATCCCTTCTTGATACGCGCCTTCTTGCCTGTCGTTGTACTTCGTGAACTTGCGGTAACCATTCATTTCAATTTCCCAAAGTAACGAAGCCATATCACGCGCTTTCGTGATTTGGTTGAACTCATAACGATCGTTGCCGTCGCTTAAGTCAAATGTCAAAGTAGCTGTACTCATTCGGTAATTTGTCGAATTGGTGCTTATAATTTGTCATTGATAATTATTTGAATAGGCGCGTCGTTCACACCTGCTAATTCAGTTCGCTCAACGTACCCTCGTTTCTTTCCTCGCGTCTTCAAATAGAAAATTGTTGCGCTTGTGTTGGGTGCATCTTGAATACGGATTACTTCACCGTCTGGTGTTGACACCTCGCGGTGCGCTCCCTTAATCAATTCGAACAACTGACTTTCTGCGAAGTCAACAGCAAGGTCGGTCAATGATTCAACCTGCACGCGATACGCTTCGTCCTCATTCATCCAACGGTAGTGTGTGCGTCTATCTATTCCAACAACTTCACACGCTGACGTTACCACACCCAAAGTGCTTTCCAATGCTTTTAGCATAGCGTTCTTTTTTAGTGTAGCGTTTTGCGACTTTTCTTTCTTTTCTTCACTCATAATGCTATTGTTAACTGACGTTTCCTTTTCTCGATAAACAGATTGTTTTGAAAGAAGTCGTAACGCATTAACTTTTTGATGTAAGCGTTTGCCTCTTTGTTTAACTTATCGTCATTGTACCAATCGCTAATTAATTTTAGCATATTAGGAATTTCGTTTGCTATTGCTGTATCAAAGATAAGGTATTTCTTTCTTGCTAAAAACGTATAGTTTTGAAGTTTTAATGTGTAGTAATGGTCAACATCAAATGGTTTAGAATACTTGCGTAGTTCTTTCTTATTGATTACTACCAGTTGCTTTCTTTTACCTTTGCAGATATTTACACCGCCACCGCCTAACGCTATATTCAAAACGTTTGGTTGCATAACAAAGTCTTTGTTTACAATCTCACGTTCTTTTTCTAACGCTTCCTCTCTGGTCTTGTGATGTGAAATGATTTCCTTTTGAAATGCGTCTTTGCCTAATTCAGACATTAACCTGCGAAGGTTCACTCCCGATCCCATGTAACCGTCATTCAAATTTGACGTGCTGTGAATACCGATGTAGATATTATCGGAATCCTTTTGGTTTATCTTGTAGATATAGTGGTACATCATTTTTATAAATATAAGAACTACCCTAATTTTCCTTTGTAGTGGTTAATAAGTTGTTCCATTCTGCTGTCGTAGTATTTCGAGAACGTCTTGAAGCCGTCATTGTCTTGTTCGTACATTCTAAATAGAACATTGCGTAAACGTTGTGAAGGTTTCTTGAGCGTATCTTCTAACTCAGACTTAAGACTTTCTACTGCGTCCAGTTCTTCACGCTTGAAGTCTTCATCTTTGAAGGCAAGGTAACCAAACTGATTTGCTATTGTAAATAGTTCACTTGCCTGATTAGGTGAAAGTTCATTTGTTCCAAAGGTCAGTTTAAGTGTCTTGTCCTTTCGTGTACCTACTGATTCTAATTGTGCTGGTATGATAATCATTTTATGTCATTAAATTTATAGTATGTCACTAAATATGCAAAGAAAAGAAAAGAACAAAGAAAACGTGTAAGCACTTTAAAGAAAGAACAAAAGAAAAAGCTCCCCCCACAAAAAGATTACTCTCGCCCTTAAAAGGGCAGTTGCACGTTCCAAGCATTGGTATGTTGCAAGTGTAGTCATTGGTTACTTCGCTGTGACTTACGAAGGCGGTTGTTGTTCTTATCCAGTTTGTTTCATTTACTTAAAAAATATACCCCCAATTGTTTCTAGCCGCCAAGCAAAAACAAAAGGGGGTTAATACTTTTACCATTTGACACAACAAAAATAATTAAAACTTACTTCGTTGCGTCAATTAGTTATTCACCTATTTCAACAACCACGTCTTTCATTGATTCAAGAAACGAGTTGATGTCTTTCTTAACGCAAGGCGGACACGTTGAACGCTCGTTAAACGCTCCTGTGGCTTTGTCCTTGAACTTATAAAACTTCAGCATATCATTTTGTTCTAAACGTCCTTGCGCCTTCATATCAAGCAAGAATCGTTTGAACTCAATCTGTTCGTCCATTGAAAGAACACCGTTCCATTTTGACGCTGGGCAAGATGCGAAGGCTAACTTTGCTTTGATAGGCATGACGCAACCGCACAACTTAATCGATTTGCGACGGAATAGGACTTCTGTTTCTACTTCGTCACCTACTATTAAAGTTCCGCACGACTGCGTTGAAGGTTCGAAGAATTTGCAAGCACGACAAATGTCTAACCTGCGTTTGTACTCATTGTGTTTTGCGAATAACATTTGCTCTTATTTTTTGTTTGATATTATCAATAGTTCGGTAAAGGAATGGAGTAGGTATTCCCGTCTGTTTAGATAGTTCACGATAGGTAAAATCTTCGAGAATGTATTCTTGAAAGATTAACCGTTCAAACTCGCTCAGTCGACTGATTAGAATGTCCAGCTGTTCGTTTGTCATTCGTGCGCCTAACCAAGTCTTGTCAACTTCGTGAGCGTAGTCTTTGAAGTCGCGTCGGTTTCTGTTCCAAGCAATCGTTTGTTTGTAGAAAGGTGAGGTTGGACTGTTAACCGACAAATACATAACGCGAATAAGATAGAACTCAAAGTCGCCTGTATCAATTAATTTCTCAATGTGTTTACTACCAAACATAGAAAGCAAAGAGTCGTGCAGAAGATCCTCGTAAAATGGTTCTTTACGAGCAATGCTGTATGCTAACTCTTTGAAGTGCTTATACCGCCCTTCTATGTAATGGTCAAGTGTCAAGTGTTTGTTTCCAAATTAGATTTTCAATTTCTAAATTGCCCTTGTGAATAATATCTTCAAATAATTCATCTAACCAAGTAACTTCTTTTTTTTCTGTTTTCATATCGCAAAGTATTCGTCTATTATCTTAATTGCTTCCTCGCTACCTTTACAAATATAAGACGCATAGCCTCTGTTTCTTAATTGTTCTTGCCATGACTTTTGCTCAGGCGACGCAACACCCCCTTTCTCTTTTTTCATCTCAATAGCTAATCCGTGATATTCTGCGTTTGGTTCGTAAATGAATAGGTCGGGAAAACCTTTGACGTATCCAGTACGTTTCATCTTAACCGCTTGCAAGTAACTTGTTCTCATACCACCTGCAGAAGCACAGTACAACGCGTCGGGATATGCTAATTTCAGATACTTCACAACTATTTCTTGTTGATTCGATTCACTTTCAGGCGTTGTTTTACGTCTTGAAGCACTTTTTTTATATGTTTTCTTAAAAGTTTTTACGTTCATTTTCAATTAGTTAGATATTTTTACGAAAAATAATTCATTTTTTTCTTGCTATCTCAAAAGTTTAGCATATATTTGTCAAACAATTAACAACAACACCAAAGATAAACAAAACAAACAACATGAACACTATCACACCAAACACCACAATCAAAGCAACTTTAATCTGTGATTCTAACATCACTATTTTTGCAAAAGTATTATCTCGCAAAGGTGACTTTGTTACTCTTGAAGTAGAAAACGAGATTGTTCGCAAGAAAGTTAAGAAAGGTTTTGACGGTGGCGAATACGTTCTTGCGTTAGGTTCTTATTCAATGGCTCCAATCTTTATGTAATCTAAACCCAAATAACAAAATGAAAAAACAACTACTCTACATTGCGATACTATTCGCAGGAATGTTAATCGCAGGAACGATTGACGAATCAACAAGACAATTAGAACAAACACCAAACACAACAAACAAATGAAAGTAGAACTAATTCAAAAGACAACGCTGACTGACATGTACTATAAAATCGTAGTCAACGGAGAGTTTCACATGTCGTACAACGACTACGACGAAGCGGTACGCGCTTACGACAAAATCAAGTCAGCCATTCCACGCGAAGAAGTAATCTTATCAAAAGAAATTTAAAACCAACAAACAAAATGAACAATGAAAACAATTATTACAAATCTCCGTTCCTTTTTATGGACGATGTCGTTCAACTCAAAGAAGCTATCATCGTCGCCCAAAATCATTATGGTGATCAGAGAAATGGAACACTGGATTGGGATGCCTATTGTCAAAAGAGAATTGACCAACTTGAACGAGTGTTGTACAAAATCGATTCAGAGAATTACAAGACACTACCAACACCAAACGAAGAAATCTAACTTTGTTTGCGTTTCTTCTTCAGCCAACGCTTACAACCTAACTCACAACGAGGTCGCAGACAACATTGAGAAATGTCAAAAACTTTCAGAAGCGCGTTGGAACGACAACTTAATTGAATATATTTGTAACCACTAAAATCAAATAACTATGTACTGTCCAAAAATTAACTACTGCTTCAACGAAGACGACATCCGCACGTTGAACGAAAGAATCAAATCAATTGCTAACAACTACAACGACGACCAGACAGGGTGGTTTGAAGTAGATGAAAAACAACACTTGGTATTCGTTGACGAACAAGACAATATGTTCACCATTCATTTGCGTGGTCGTTTCTTCCGCAGCGACGATCCTGAGTTCGACTTGGACTACGTCACGCTAGAAAAAGACGGAATTACTTTCAGCTTTGACATTAACATCTTTGACGACCACGTGTAATGGGTTATTTCAAACGCATCAACGAACAGTCCGACCTTCACGAAAGTCAGGAAAGACACATTCAAGCCGATTACGAACTGGCTATAAAGTTCGAAGAATACTTAAATCAATTTAATAACAACAAAATAAACAACAACAACATGAGCATCATTGCACAACAAACAAACAACGGCGGCGGCGGACAAACAGTCCCTGCTGGAACACACGTAGCACGTTGCTACCAAATCATCCACATCGGAACAATCTTAGACACCTTTCAAGGTGAGGAGAAATTAGTAAACAAAGTTCGTCTTGTATTCGAACTGCCTCTCGAATTAGCCGACTTCGGCAAAGGTGAACAACCATTCTCAATCGGTCGTGACTTTACTCTTTCAATGCACGAAAAGAGCGGATTGAGAGCGTTCGTTCAGGGTTGGTTAGGCAAAGCATTCAGCGACGCAGAAGCTAACAAATTCGATATCGCAACGCTGTTAGGCAAGGAAGGAATGATTAACGTCATGCACCGCACCGCGAACACAGGCAGAACGTACGCAGACATCAAAGGAGCATCACCACTTGTTAAGGGAATGACTTGTCCGCCATTGGTGAACGCAGCGTTTCTTTTAGACTACGACAGCGAAGATTTTGACTTGCGTTTCAAGATGCTTCCAGAGTGGTTGCAAAACAAAGTGAGTTCTTCTGCTGAATTTAGCAACCGATTGGATAAGGCTGCGGATCAAATGAACAAGGCGAAAACAATGCTTGAAAAAAGCGGTTTAGTTTCTACTGACGAAACAGACGATATGCCGTTCTAAATGAATAAGATGTCATAAAAGGCGTTTATCTCATACATAAGCGCCTTATATGGCACTTAATAAATCAAAAACCATACAATCAAAATACAATGAAGAAACTAATTTCACTTGAAAACCGCGTTGAGAAACTACTGAAGAAGTACAAATTTCTCCGCAACAATAACAACGCACTTTGCGTAAAAGTTTGGGAACAACAGTTCAACGAACGCAAAGACATTACAAGTAACTTCTTTGCTATGTACGAAAGCGGTAAGTACGTTAGCGCGGACAACATCACACGCATAGCACGATTGGTTAAGCAATACAATCCAGAGCTGCGCGGAACGAACCACGACGACAATAAGAAGAAAGAGCAGTTGATTAAACCATTATTAAAGAAATGAATAAAGCAATTTACAAAACGCCATTCGGTCGCCTTGTCAAAATAAACTTCAAGACGCTAACGAATTTCAAGACAGCGTTACGCATAAGCGATCCAACAGCACGTCTTTACGTTACGCATCCAGAGCGAATGAGAATCAAAGACTTCAACAACATTTGCCTTCACACAGGATTGTCACGCGAAGAAGTATTCAGCACCTTTACACCAACTAAATTAATAAACGAAGAAAATGATTAGTACGGAAACATTAAGATTTGAAGAATTACAAAACAACTACTATGTAAATCTTGGCTTTTTAGAATTTACAGATGAAGGAGATAAAGAACTTTTTCTACTTTGTGAAATAACAAAATATTATATTGAAATTTATACAAGCGAATCAGAAAGAATGGGTAAAAATGTTTCTTACAACGTTATGTTAAAAATTAAACCAATAGATGAAGATTGGGTTAAACAATATACTGACGTATATGGAAAAGACGAAGAACTTGAACTACTACAAAAAGGTTTTTCTGATAAACTATTTGAGGAGTGTGAATTTATAAAAAAGGAAAAAAAGGAAAACAATGAAGTAAAAACGCATTTCATTTACGCAAATGTTCATTGCACAATTGTAAAGAAAAAAGAAGTTTGGACTCCAGAAGAATTTACAGGAACGTGGCATGACGCGTTTGATTACGCTCTCAATAAATATGGAAGATTTTTTAACATTTACGAAGAAAAAATTAATAAATAAAACAATGAGTAATTTAACAAACGAAGAACACGACGAACTTACTATAAGACTTTTATCACTATGTCTTGAAAGACATTTTGAAAATGATTTAAAAGAAAAGATTTTAAAAGGTCTAACTGGAATTGATTACATTGAGCAGGAACAAAGATTAATGAAGTTGTACAAAGAAAATTTTTATAAGCATGACTAACGAACAGATAAGAAACGAAGTCCTTGACATGATACCATTCAGACACATGGAACGCTTCGAGTTATTGTGGACGATGATAACGCCACGCTACGAAAGATTAACGAGTGAACAAATTGAAATGCAAAAGCAAATGGAAAACGAACGAGATATGTTTTGGTCGGCTCTGGAAGATGTGACGTGTTCGGTCTTGGGAGTTCCTTCACAAGCGTTGTACACACCGACAAGAAAGCGTGAGATAGTAAACGCACGACAAATTATATTTTTTATCATTCGTCCTTGTTACGTTCTCTCGCTTCAAAACGTAGGTGACCGATACAAGAAAGACCACGCTACTATTCTGCACGGAATTAAACAAGCAAGCGCACAGGTTGAGTGGGATAAATACTACCGAGCCAACGTGGAAAGAATTTGTTTTATACTAAATGAAATGGGCTATGCTAAACCTATGAGTTTTTTTACTAAATTTGTCGAACACGTTGAGCATCAAAAGACACTCAGCGCAAAAAGAAAATCTAAAATCAAATAACTAAAACAATGAAAAGTGAATTGACATTCTGTCCAAACTGCGAAAGCAAAGAACTCGGAGAACGAGTTGATGAAGTATTGCGCGACCAACAGCTTGAAGATTGGGACACCGCCTACGAATTTGTAGATGACGAAGGAGAAATCAAAGTATGCTTCGATTGTCAAGACTGGGACGACGCAGATGACGACGCGAAAGGCGAAGGGTGGGACTAACTAAAAAATAAAATGATGCTAATACTACAACTTAAAAAGAGAATTGAGATTCTCGAAGCGCAGGTTCAGGAACTATTGAAAGTTCAAACCGCACCAACGCTAATCGCAAAAGAAAAGAAACAGCCATTCGTCAAACCAACAGTTGTTGAAATATACGATTATGCCTGTGAGAAGTTAAGCAACGACGACGCTCTTAAATTTACCGAGAAATTTCATGCACATTACGAAGCGAATGGTTGGAAGGTGGGAAGGAATCAAATGAAAGACTGGAAGGCTGCCGTTCGGACGTGGGACTTAACTACCTTTGTAACTACAAACCAACAAACTAAAATCAAAAATGGAAAATTCGATTCAGACGCTGCGCAGCGCATCTACAACGACGCTCACAACTACACAAAGGATTGATCGTGCAGAGCGCGAAAGCGCGTTCGTTGCCGACTACGAACTACCTGCATTTGTCAAACTCTGCTCAAAGGTATGCGCTATGTACGGCATCGCATTACCAGAGGCACAACTGTTGCAAATGTTACATGAGTTCATAGGCAAGCACTTTCGGTGGGTTACATTTGAACACTTCAATTTAGCGTTTGAACTAAACGCAGCAAATGAACTTGACAAGAAATGCGAACACTTCGGAGCGTTAAGCGTGTCTTTTATTGGTGACGTGTTGACGCACTACAAACCACACCGCGACAAGGCGAATCTACAAATACAACGCGAAATCGCGGAACAAAAAGAAGAACAATCTAAACAATTAAAGGAAAGCGAAATGGCGGTAAACGATGATAGCTGGAGAAGAATGCTTGCGGAAGACTTACACAACTATAAGAAAGGAAAGTACACGGTAATCGAGATTCGTGCGGTGTCGCTTATGCGGTGGCTCGAAGAAAGCAAACAGATAACGATTGACACGTTCACGGACGAGGAATATAAACTTTGCAAAGCGAAGGCGCGCAAGAACATCTACTTCGAACAACAGCTGAACAAACCAATGGTTGAGCGAATGAGTGACCGCAAACGTCAGCTATTGAAGGAATCAATTCACTTCGAAGGAATGCGTGAGTTGTATAAATTATATTTATCGAAGCAATGATTAAGATAAATAAAGAATGGCTTGAAAGCAAAGGCTTTGTTGCAAAACAAGAAGAAAGAGTTTACGTTCGAGGTGATGTAGGATATGAATTTGGATTTACATGTAGAGCTGTTGTAAAATGCAAGTTTGGTTGGATATTATTAAAAGAAATTCAATACACGCATGAAATGGACGATTTACATTATATTTTAACTGGAGAAAAATTAATTAACTAAATTTTTATGGACACAAAAGACAAAATTTTAGCAGCGGTTGGGGTTGTATTATCAATCGGATTGAACGTTACAATCGTTGGCGGAATTGCTTACATTATTTATCACTTCATTACTAAATGGTGGTAAACCAACCATACAAACCAAACTACCTGCCGCGTCAAGTTGAAGCGTTAAATTACTTGAACACAGACAGCATTGTTGAACAGTTGTTATACGGTGGCGCGGCAGGGGGTGGAAAGACTAAGTTCGGTTGTATGTGGCAGATACAACGTCGTTTGAAGTACGCAGGGACACGTTCTTTAATTGGACGTAGCAAATTAGATACTCTAAAAAAGACGACGTTAAACACCTTCTTTGAAACTGCTGAGGAGTTTGGATTGATAGCGAATAAACATTACACCTTCAACGGACAATCCAACGTGATTAAGTTCTTCAACGGAAGCGAAATTGTTTTGAAAGACTTATTCGCTTACCCTT